CGGTTTCGGGCTGATATACCACGCTTTTTGTCGACCGGGATATGTAGAAAATGCCGTCCTTTTTCCACATCTTCATGACAGAGGTTGTTTTCTTCTTGTTCTTTACCTCTGTCTTTCCGTTAATCTGCAAGTCAAGGTCATCATCGGGAAGAATCATTTCAATGTCTGCGTCAGATATGCCGTTTTCTTTTGCTTCTTTTTTAATATCGCTCACATACCGGCGCTGGACGATTAAAACATACGGTTGCTCTTGGATGTTCGGGTTCTGTTCATCTGCAAACATTATGTTGTTGGTATCGAGAAGTTCTGCTTTCATCTTGCCGTTGTCATCGTAGAAATAAACAAACGAATCGCCGGATATAAAAGAGTCCTGCAACACATTCCATTGCAGGCTGTCCATTTTCAGGCGTTCCCATGTACTTACGGCGTGTTCATTCAGCTTTTCGCATATCTTGGTGAGTTCTTGATGTTGAGGGCCATAGTTCATACTGGAATAATAAATGCTCATGAGGTTTTGCCCGACTAAGGCGGTGGAGTTCTTTAGGATAGGATGCAGCATATTTAACTGGGGCGGGCGCTCGTTGCCGTTTTGCAATCCTCGCCATTGATCGCCGTAGGTAAAATTAAAGCTATCCTCAACTCTTGAAAAGAAGTTGACGCTGTTCAGATAATCCAGCCCTTGCCTGTATTCCTGCCAGATGTCGGTTAATACGTCCTGATCTGTCGTTTTCACTAAATCACTTCCTTCTGCGGTGTCTTTGTGCCAAACGCCTCTATGTTGTCATACATGGCTTGCTCTCGCCGTTCTTCATCGGTCAGAACATGCTTTTTTTGTTTCTGGATTGGCTTAATACTTGCAACATCTGTTACCCGTTTCAGCGCCCCATATATCACGCCTGCAAAAAAGCCAAGCGCATACATAGACAGCGCGATTATTACATAAAACATATTCACCCCTTATGTTTTCCGCGTTCCTTAACCTCAAAGGCAAAGGAATACAAACCAAACGGCTCTGCTTTCGTGCTTCCGCGCACCCTAAACGCCAGCTTTTCAAGTTTGCGCTCGGAATACCGTATAGATGTCATCTTAGGCGTTGTGTCGGTGGAAAGATTTAAATTATCTAGGTCTAAATCGTCCAAATCAAGATGCCCGAATGATATGGAATCAGTCAGTACTTCGTACCATTCGCCATTAAGCTGCACATCTATTGTCACAGTGGAATGTGGGTAGGATTTCGCTCTAAGGGCGATATACCGTATTGCTTTGTTCTCGTAAAACACATTGCCCGTGTACTCCGGAAACTCCCACGACCAGTTATAATCCGCGCCGTTATCCTGATATGAAGCGGTGCTGGTTTCATCCGTGTAAAACTGCATCACTTTTCCGTCAGCGGTTCCGAAATATAAATTGGTCTGGTCTGTGTACCAACAGGTAGCTGCTATGTTATCCCAATAAAAGGCGTTGTACTGTGCTGCATTGGTCAGCACACCGTTTTCGCTGGTGGGATTAAGCCTATCAAGCACATATACATGACCATTTACAGAAATCAGGTAGAAATACTTGTACACACAGCTTAAAGCCCCTGAAAGGCCGGTTTCGGCAAGCAGTTTTTTATTAATTCTGTCGCCGCGTATCGTTTCAACTTCCCTTGTTGTAATCTCGCGGTAGGTTATAGCCTGAACACCCAAAGGCGAAATAAATAACGGTTCACCAAAGTTTTGGCAGCAGTAAGGAGCTATGCACCCCGAACCGCTTATAACCTTGCTTACGGTAGCCTGTGGAACATATAACCCATTGATTTCTTCAAGCCCAAGCGTTAAGAGGTAATGCGTACCTGAAACGCCGTCTTTATGACACAGCAGGCCGGTATCGATTGAGCCTAACCCCGTTATTGCGCTGGTATCCTGTCCTAAATAGGCATACTGAAGATCCGCAAAATATGTAGGATCGTCAACTGCGCTCCAATATACTTGGTTTGGATAGGTGGGATTGCCAGACATGAACAGCATGTTTTCATCGCCGCCGATGCCAAAAGGAAGCATCAGAGTACAGTTGAGAATTTTAGCCCGTTCTGTGCTTCTGTCCTTGTAGGCGGTTATTTTTACATTGTCTGCGCCGCCTGTAGCTGCCGGAGGAATCCGGTGGGTGGAAAATGAAATGATTCCATTAGTACGATCTACAGTAAAACGGTGTTCATAATATGCCTGTAAGGCCGGTTCTATCGAATTATACGTAGCCGCTGTAATGGTTTGATTCCAACTTACCCAGTCAACATTTGTAACGGTAGCAACATAATCCGCATTTTCTACATAGATGTCCCATGTAGCCCCGTTATAAATAGATACGCTCACAAGTTCAGAATCTAGTCCTTTGAACGCCAGCGGGAAATACGTACCCGTGCCATCCCCTGCGTAGGACTGTTGCCCTGCATTTGAAAGCATGTTGAATTGTTCATATAACGTACCGGATGAACCGTTCGCTGAAGTAGTGCCAGGCGCTCCGCCTATTGCCACCATTGGAGCTTTACCGGTAATAGATGCGCATGTCGTACCGTTATAACTGAGGTAATTCGTTCCGTCCATGATATACAGAATGTTCTTGTATACATAGAACCTTGAAAGCGCCTCTGCCATTGTTGCGTACAGTTCGGTATTCACCTGAGTTGTGCCGGTAAACGTCACCTTGTACAGCTTTGTGCCGGTATGCACGATAAAGTTGCCGTCATACTTGGTTACGCCCCATACATCGTCCGTGAACGTGAGATAGGGGAAATAACCCATTCTGCGCCTGACTTTGCCGTATTCATCACGAATCATATTAAGGGTGTTCGGTGAATGGTATTTTGATACATGAGCGGAGGCTTTAGCATAATCAGCGGATAAGAAGGTGTCATATACTACCGCTTGCCTGGAAGTAGGCTTATCCGAGCCATACTTAATCATGCGAACGCCTCCATAGCCTCAGTATTTTCGTCATATTCCACAGACGCATGAGATTTATTCTTGCCCATAAGTTCATTTCTGCGCCCCTCAAACTCATTGAGTATGCTCATGGAATAATCTTCATCGTTGATCTGACGCAATTTGCCCTCGATGTACAACGGGATAATGGCGTATACTTCAGGATCAAGCACTAAAGAAGTGGAATCCGTAATGCCTGTAACGCTCTGCGGATAGCTGTTGTAGTATACTCTCCATGTTCCAGCATCCCACAGCGCAAGAGTGCTTTTCCCCTCCAAGCGATAGGCAGAAGTTGGTTGATCGTCAAGCAATACTTGACCATTCAGAGAATAGAAATTAGTTGCCAGAGTAGCAAGTTCAAACCGTTCCACTACATCGGTTGTTTTCGTGATTGACAACAGGGTGACAATGTATTTTCCTGCCGTTGCGAGATAATTCAAGGCTTCATTTAACAGGGTGGGAATAGCCTTTTTATACCCCAATATGGTGGTCGTGTCGGTTATCGTTGTACCGGAGATGTTCTTGTCCTCACCCATTCTCAGTAGAACATTTATAACCAAGTCTTTATATGTCGGATAACTCATTTTGTACCTCCTCACCATGCCGGAGTTGCACCGGCGATACTCTTATGGCGATATAAAGGGCGGGAAATCCCCGCCCTTTTGTTTAGATATAGAACACTTTACATGTTGCCGCGCCGGTTGAAGGAGTGCCGGAGTAAGAGAACGTCCCAATAATGGGAGTCCCCCCGGCAGCACCGACAAGATTAGAAGCGGCAGGCCATTTGATATACGCCCCTGGCGTACCCTCTGTGACATCAGTGTTTGCGACCAGCGCCCCGATAGTTCCAGTTACGCCCAAGTCCAGCAGCGGGCTTGTACCGTTAAACGCCGTTGTGACGTTAATCATCGCGCCGACAACAACACATCCAGCAGGCAGAGTACCGATTGCTTGCGGAGCCGCACTTGCTAATGTATGTGTGATTGCAGCAGACAATACTTTGATCGCAGCCGTATTCTGGAGATTTGTGATATTTGTTTCATCGGTGGTCAGTCTTGTTTCAGTAGCCGTCACCCTTGTAGCAATCGGATCAACTGAAGCGATTTTAAACTCAGCGAGATAAGCGTTACTTGTTGCCATGATCTTTCCCCTTTCTGTTAGGGCAGCTGGATAAAAGCAAACTTCACATCCGCGCTTGCAGTTGTGCCGTCCGTGTCATATCCCTGCGCGTAAATGTAACCGTCATCGTGCATATACAGACCGCTTTCGATGACAATACATTCTTTGTTGCTTGCGACAACTGTGCGAGACAGAGCCGCGCCAGCCATAGGCCCCTCGCCAGCCAAGATTTTTGCAATCTGCGAATTGCCGGAATCCGCGTTCTCCACAAGCACAAGCAGTTTGTGATCGGGGCCAAGCGGTTTAAACTTAGTGCCAAGAGTAACATCTGTTGCAGCAGCGGTGGGCATGACAGCCCACGTATTGCGTACAAGCTGAGTGCCAGTTAAAGTAGTGATAGCCATTATTCATTCATCCTTTCTTATGCCTTGCGGGCTTTGATGACGTACAGTTCAGCCGGGCGAATAATCTTCGCGCCGTAGGTATGCAGCGTCTTGACGGCATCGGTAAACTGTAAGTCAGGGCGATAGGCTTCAGTCTTTTCAATGCCGGACGCATACGCAATAGCGTTCTTCGTCAGGATCATCGAGTAGTCATCTGTGGAATCGTTATAGACGTTGTTGGACAGCTTGACGGTAGCGCCTGCATACTGCCCCACAATACCCTTGCGAACCATTGCCTCATTGTTGGTCAGGTCGATAGTCATAGAGTCGCGGAACAGCACATACAACCACGCAGGAAGCACAATCGTAATGCCATCCTGCACCTGTACACCGTTTGCATACAACTGAGCAAGACCGTCATTGATCGCTTTCTTTGCAGCGGTAGCAGTAGTAATCGCGGCGCTTGTAGATGCATAGGTAGCACCAGAGGCAAGAGAGGCGATATAGGTATCAGCGTTTTCAGCCAAAGCCCTAACGCTTTCCTCCATGTATGCCTGCATCAGACCTTCGACAGCCTGCGCCTTGTCCACATCGTCAACCATGAAATGCGTGTATTTGTACTGGTCAATCGCCAGCATGATGGACGAATCAGCAGGGGTTTCAGCAGCGCTTATGTTGCTTCCGGGCGTGTATGTGCCAACAGTCGGACGGTGAGCGCCGATAATCTTAACTGTCTTTCCTTCGCCAGCTTCGCCCTCAAATTTGCGGTTGGTTATGTCGGCGAATACGAGAAACTTTTCCAGCTCATGCTGAATGTATTTGCTCCATACGGTAGGTTTAAAATTTGAATATGCCACTTAAATATCATCCTTTCTTTTTCGTTAGCGACCTCATTGCTTTTTCAAGTATTTTTGGATCGTCTAATTGTTTGGGTGTCAGGGCGTTCACTTCATCATCGGTAAAATACTCTGACTCTGTAGCGCCTGAAGACTTGACCGATCCGGTTGAAGGTGGGGCAGGCTTAGTTTCAATGACCTTCTTAGCGTTGATTGCTGCATACGCAACAATAGGGTCAACTCCGCTCGCTCTGAGGCGTAGGAAGTCAGGCCCTAATTCGTCAATCGTTTTAACTTTTAGTTCAGGATTAGCCTGCTTGATTGCAGTCAAGTCTTTCTCGAATACGGTTTCGTTGTACTTCTGCTTTAGCTCTCTGTTCTCTCTTTCCAGCGTTTCCACTTTCTCACGGGCAAGGCGTTCTTTACGCACTTCCTCGACTGTGCGCCCTGTGCGGTATGCCTCCGATTTGTCCAATAGGTCAGCAGTATCGCTACCCCTTGTGTCAAGTGTTTTCTCCATCTCTTGACGCATACGGTCAAGGTCTGATTGATACCTCTGGGCTTCTCTGCGAGCTTCTTCAGCTTCACGGCGCATCTTTGCGAAAGCGGAATCACGGTCATAATCTCTAGGCTGCGCGGCGGGTTCAGCCTCTTTTACGCCAGTTTCAGATTCAACCGTTTCAGGCTGGGTTTCTTGTACAGGTTCAGCGACTTCCTGCGTGTTTACGCTTAAAGTTTCATCCATATATTCCTTTCATGTTTGGATTTTTGCGCTATTCCTGCGTATTTTGGGTATTAAAAAAGCACCCTTTCGGATGCTTAAATAACTTTGATTTGTTCGTGGTCAAACTCAGGTTTTGGCTTCTCATGCTCCCATACATAGGTTCTAGGCTTCTCTGGTGCTTTGGATATGCCGGTATGATATACGCAAAATCCCCTTAATGCATCCGGTGCATGTGTGATGTCATGCGGTTCATTTGCTACATCATTGACATCTTTGGGATCATGCTGCAATGATGGAAGATGCTTGATAAGTTTGGGGCATGTATCGAATATCTTCAGCTTTGCAGCCGGTTCACCTTTTTCATCCTTGCCAATCTTCAACCATTCATGCACTGCCATCCAGCCAGATACACGATCGTTTGATGTTTTGGCTAGATCAATGCCATACTCGCGGAATGTCTCTGCTAAGGATTTACCTGTATCCTGTCGCCTATTCCATAGGTCAGGCGGTGCAAGGTACATGTATATTTGCTGACCATTGCAAGCCTCCCTGATCTTCTGCGCTGCATCCGATATGATTAGGTTGGGTTCGTGGATTTCGTGGTATACATAGCCTCTGCCCTGTTCGTCAACTGCTATGAGATAACAGGCGAGCATATCAAGGCCATAGTCCATCGTCATGTAGCGTTTCCAATGTGCAGGGATAGCGAAGGGAGTACAGACATGTACATCTCGCTTAAACTCTTTGAAATATTTGCCTGCAAGCGCATCCCAATCACCCAGCAACCACGCACGCCTTATATCCTCCGGCAAATTCTCTAACATATCTACATAGCCGGTGTCGTGGTCGATCAGGGCCTTATTGTCATATACTAGAGCCTGCACAAACGTATAATCTTCAGGTTTTTCTTTGTTGCGGTATTCTTTGTCGATGAATAACCGCTTTACCCATTCATGACCTACGCCACCCGGGTTACAGGTGAGGTACATTCTCTTTGGGAAATCGTTTGCGCCGCGCAGACAGGGTGTAAGGATTTGATACTGGAACTCGGTAAACTGGGTAGCTTCATCAATAAAGATTACGTCATATTCCTGCCCTTGATACTGAAGCACATCTCTTTCGCTATCGCAATATCCAAACTTCAATCTGCTTCCGTTGGGAAATATAAAGCTCTTTTCAGAATCTTTGTATATCGCTATGCCTTTCAGTTCGGACATGAGCGGCAATATATGGTTGTCCTGAAGCTCCGTAAACGCCCGGCGCAGCAGTAACATCTTAACACCCGAATATCTTAAAGCCATCAGCGTAGCTTTCTTTCTTACCGCCCAGCTCTTGCCGCCGCCACGCGCTCCACCATAAGCAATAAATCTTGACTTAGCTTCAAAGAATAGCTTCTGCTTTTCGTTTGTGGTTGATAAATCTATCGTCATGTTATACTCCCGTTTAAAAGCGTGTACGGGCGGTTTTTACCCCCTATCCATCAAGTTATACCGCCCAAGCCCCGCTAGCGTCCCCACGCGCTTGTAGATGCCCTGTGCGCATATCCTATCGAATGTATGTTCCCCTGCATGTGCAGTTTATGCAAATACTTTAGTTTGACAGCGAATTGTACAAAAGACGCATTTTGTTTAATTCATACGCTGTTTTATGCAATTTCAAAAGTGTTTTCCGAGGAATTTTGACGCTTTCTAAATATTTATGCAGACATAATAAATAATCATGCAGTAATAGCATGATTAAATGAGTGAATATATACGGTTGATTAATCGCCCCACTCTTTAACTGTGGGTGCAAAAACAATTTGTATTACATTTTCAACAAGGCCATCAATTGGCTGTACTGCTTTGCCATAGACACGATCAAGAATAATCTCACTGCATTTGATACGCAAGTCCAACCGACTATTTTTATCATTCGCCGTTTCCACCAGCAGCTTTACTGCATCAGGAGCGGCAGATTTAAGCATTGCTTTAGCTTCATCGGGCATTTTTGCACGCCCTAATGGATTGCCTGACTTACCTTTTTCGAATGGTTTAAGGTTCTGAGGATTACCTCGTTTGCTCTTCTTACTGATAGCAGAGGATTTATCGTCCTCTCCCTTAACTACCTCATTATTACTCCCATTATCTCCTGTTATCTCTATATTACTGCTAATATCATCACTTACTATATTATCTTTTATATCTATATTATTATCTCTCTCTATAAGGGTAGTATTATATATATTATTACTATCCTTATGTACATCAATTATATTATCTATCTTTGTAGCTGTAGTATCTCTTGTATAGTTAATCTCTATATTATCAGTCATATATAATACCTCCTATCTTATTATATTAATATATATATAGAAAATAGAGCTACCAATTAAGGCGGCTCTATTTATCGTAATTCGGATATCTTTTTATATCCCTTATAATCCAGTATGTAAAACCAGGCCGTCCGCATTTCTCGCATGGTTCCTTTATGTCAACTGTATAATCCGGCCTTATCCTATACCCCGCCATGCGGTATTCTTTGGCGCACCGAGCGCACAAGGTTATCTGTTCTTTCATGTCATTACGCTTAATCTCTCTCCCAGCACGATAACCGGCTGATCCATGCTAACCGGCTCATATGCTGCTGATATAGAATAACTCTCATCCTTCAGCCATGCACAACCCGTGATAGCGTATGTAGTCTTAATTCTCCCGTTGTGAAGCTGCTGAGCAACCGGTACAACTTTAGCCTGGTGAATATGCCCACCTATTACCGCGTCACAGTCAGGATGTGATCGCGCTATAGTTTTCAGCTTGCTTTCTGATTTGCCGATATTGTGAGTAGCATACAGCTTGTACACTTTTCCTTTTGCCGTGATCGTGATAAATCCATGAACATAGTTATATTTATCTAAGCAGTTAAGCCCCAGGCACATCGTGTACCCTGGATCGCTGCCTGTTTGCCTGAACGTCCGTTCTTCATGGTTTCCGATGCAGAAGAAGATGATCTTGTCTTTGATCGGCGTGAGCATTTCAATAATGGTTTCTACTTGCTTTTGTGGTGATACCCTTTGAGAGAATACGCATCCTTTTGAACCTTGTGTGGCGTTGTCAATCAGATCCCCAATAATAATTACAGCCGCTTTGTCATCGTTGCGTATTTGATTTATATAATTCATGAATGCTTTTTTATCGAATCCGTGTGCGCCATAATGAATGTCTGATATGATATAAAGATGTACTTCATTCTGGCTGGAATAAGTGAAGTGGTCTTTATTGCTTTTAGGCTTGTCCGCGTGATATTTTGGGCTTTTACGCATTGCCCCTTTGATTCTTTCTTCGGCCTGCTTGTCGGTTAATTCCGGGAAGTAGTGTTTTAGCTCCGCGTATACTTTTGACCAGGAAAGCCCCTCGTCAAACTTTAAATGCTCGGCTTCTTCCTTCCATCCCATCAATTCACCGCCTCATCATGTTTTAAATCGCGCGTCACCCCGCCCCTGACGCTAATAATGCGATTTGAATTAAATCCACCCATGAAAAAACGCCCAGATATTCTCTGGACGCTTTTCCATATTACCATAATAACACAGTTTATAGTCGCTTTTACTCGCTTATTTTTAGTGCATTCAATGCGCTCCCGTGTAGTCTCAGTACCCAGCTATAGTCATAATTCATATCAACGGCTATCTGCTCCCATTTCGCCCCGTCTATGTATCGGTAGCGTAATAGCGTTCGCAGTGTTGAATCCTCGATCTTGTTTATTGTTGCTTCAATCTCATGCCGCATATCAACATAACCGTCAACCGATTTATTCAGTTCTTCATCCATTTCGATCATGCGTATGTACGAATCTTCCCTTGTCTTACTCCCTCCTTTAGGCATGTCCGAAAATACAGTAGTAATCTTCATGCATAAAGCCTTTTGCCGTTCCAGTTCGCCCAGCTTTTGATTGATTTCCTTGTTTAATGCTCCGTATCGCTTTAGCCATTTCTTTTTATCTTGGCTATTCAATCATTCGCCCCCTTTCAGCAATTCGGGATTGTCGTGGATATTGCCGATGATTTCTAAAGC